GCTATAATGGGTTCTAGAAGATCTAAAAAATCTAGACGTAAAATAAAAGCTAGAGTTTCTAAGTTAGAAAACCAAGTGCAAGCTATGCAAGCAAAAGAAAACGCAGGACCTACTCAAGTAGAACAACCTATAGAGATACAACCAGAACCTCAACTAGGTGTTGTTCCTCAAGCATTTGATGGATCAACAGAAGAAGAGCCAGAACTATTAAGTAACACACCAACAATAGCTTCACCTTTTACGCCAGGAGCACAGAAAGCAGCTGGCGGAATGTTTGGAGCACCTATGCCAGGATCTTTTGATAGAAGCATGGGAGAAGAAGAAATATATTAAAAAAATAAACTATGATTGAAGATAAATCACACACGCACGCGTCAAAGAAAAACTCAGTAGGTATAGTAGGTGAAACTCGTATATGGGACGGACCACTAGATCAAGCTGGAAGACCTCATGGTAAAGGATCAAGTAATGGTTCTAGAGGTATGAAACTAAAACTAGCAGCAGTTCCTATGGAAGCATGTTGCCAACCAATAACTCAAGTAGCAAAAGGATAATTATGGCATATACACAAAAATACAAAGGACTTTCAAGAAAAGGTAAGGGTTTTTCAATATCTTTAAGTGAAGAAGACATTAAAAACGAAAAATCAGCATCACCAGAAAAAGCTAAAGAAATAAGCTATGAAGGTCAAGGTGGAAAAGACTATGAAAACTTACCGAAATATGCTATTAATCCAGAAGGTCAAGGAGGTAGAGATTATGAAGCAAAAGATTATAAGCCAAAGAAAAATGGTATGTCTAGAAAAGAGACAGGAGGAAATGTAGTTGGAAATGTAATGTCTCAGGTTATAGGACAAAAAGCTGCATATTTTGGTCTTGGAGAAGATGATGGAAAAGCAAGAAAAACTAAAAAAGCTGACAAGACAGCTAAGCAGATTATTAAAATGCAAAATAAAAGAAGCAGTGTAAAAAATGTGTATCTTGGTGATCCTGACGATTTACAAGGAGAAATGGTAAGAACTGCAGACAAACCTGCGGGGAAAAGAGAAAAAAGAAAAGTAAAAAAATTAAAGAAAACAAAAGACCAATTAGGTGTCTCTAGAAAAAAATAAATCATGATAATAAATACAAGCTCATATACTAGCGCAATACCGGTAGCTCCTAGTGACACTATAAATATTCCGGGACCTAGCGTAAGAGTTAGTTCAGCTTCTACAGCTACAACGCCAGATGGTACTCCTAATCAATTAATTGATGCTAATGCTAATTTTATAACTACTTATAACGCTGATGGATCAATTCTTAACGAAGGTGTTTCAAGAGGTATGGTAGTTTATAACATGTTTGCTACAATTGCTTCTAGCACTAATTCACCTTTAGTAGCTACTATAGTTGAAGTTGTAAACAATACTACATTATTACTTTCTGCAGATATATTTCCATTTGCTGGAGGTACAGCTGTATCAGCTTATAAAATATACGATGCAAATGACATATCTTCTCCAGGAGCACAAATATATGTTGGAACTGCAGGTAATTTATACGTAGAAACTATTAATGGAGATTTAGTATTTATTGAAGATGTACCAGTTGGTGAAGTATTACCAGTTGTTGTACAAAAAGTATTAGTTGGTGCTGCTGCTGCTGGTGGTCAACCAAACACGCGTACTACAGCAGGAAAATTAACAGCATTTATATAACATTTAAAAAAAACAATTATGCACCCAATACACAAACACGGTAGCGGTATGAGATCTGCTGAAAGATACGACGCTAAAGAAGCTTATAACAAAAAACTATCTAGCAAAGCTAGAATGCATTATTTAGAGAATGATATCGCAGATCATAAAGGATCTCCAGCAGAGCTTACAGCTGAAGGAAAAAAGAAAATAATGGCTAGCGATGCTAATCCAGCTTTTAAAAAAGCAATAGCATCTTCACCAATAGACAACGTTTCTTATGGAGACAAATCTGGTAAAACAGGATATATAGGTGGTATGTCTAGAGAATCAGCTAAACAAGAGAAAAAAGATCTTATGAAATACAACGCTGTAGATGATAAAGCAGGTATGTCAAGATATAAGTGTAAAAAATAATAAATGGCATTTAAACTTAAACCACCATTTGAGCTAAGCAGTTCTCCTATTTACGTAAGAGATCTAGAACACGGTGTTTTAGGTAAAGGCAACAAAAACGGTACTATATTAGTAGCGCCTAACTTAAACGATAAGGCAGAAAAAAGTGTTATAGAACATGAAGAAATACATATAGACCAAATTAAGCGTGGTGATTTAGATTATGATGATGACAACGTATATTGGAAAGGTAAAACTTACCCTCGCTCTAAAATGAAAGAGGGTAGTCCTAACCTGCCATGGGAAAAAGAAGCTTACAGTAAAACAGATCCTTACGAAGCATTATGAGCAAAAAGAAATTTCATGAAACTAAAGTAGGTCAGTTTTTATCTAAAACTGCGCCAGGTATATTAGGCACTGTTGGTGAAGTATTACCAAACAATGGCGTGTTAGGTTTAGTAAAAAACTTAATACACAAAGACCCTGTGTTACCTGCAGAGGATAAAGAAAAAGCATTAAAATTATTAGAACAAGATATGATTGAAATGCAAGAAGTATCAAAGCGCTGGGAAAGCGATATGAAAAGCGATTCATGGCTTAGTAAAAATACACGCCCTTTGTCTTTGATATTTTTATCTGTAATGACTATTGCTTTTATATGGGTTGATAGTCATGAAAGTATATCTTTTACAGTAGAGCAAGAGTGGATAAGTTTATTAAAAACTTTAACTACAACAGTTTACGTAGCGTACTTTGGTTCGCGAGGAGCGGAAAAATTTAAAACTATAAGTAATAATAATAATAAGTAAAACAAATAATAACAATTTAAATTAAATCAAATGAGTAAAGATTCAAAAATTACAGACAAAGAGTTAGAAACAATTAAAGAACAACAACAAAAAATTCAAACAGTTGTTTATGACTTAGGAGCATTAGAAGCTAAGAAATTTGAAATTTCTACAGCGTTAAAAGAGTTTAATGATGCTTTAAACGAAACTAAAAAAGAATTAGAAGAAAAGTACGGGCAAGTTAATATTAACTTACAAGACGGATCTTACGAGGAAATTGTACCTGAAGTAGAAGCTGAAGAAGTAAAGTAAAATGAACTCTATTATAAGAAAGATAAGTATAGGCGCGGACTATAAAAACGAAGCTATGCATTATTCTGTAGGACAATCAGTTTATGGTGGTCATACAATTAATAACATAACTTTAGACGAATCTGATAATTCTTATAATATATACATTAAAAAAAACGACGAGGTAATGCCGTGGAAGAAATTTAATTCTAACATGGCTATCTCTGTTGAATACGATTTAGAGTATTAATGAACAGTGTATATGACTTTATTATATCTCCTAAAAACAAAAGATATAATAACGAGAAAAAAGTTGGTGATAAAACTTTAGTATTAAATACTAACATTGAAGATCACAAACTGGTTAGCAAAGAAGCAATTGTAGTTTCTGTGCCATTAGCGTTTAAAACTATTTTAAAAGTTGGAGATGAAATAATGGTGCATCATAATATATTTAGAAGATGGTATGATGTTCGTGGCGAACAAAGAAACAGTGGTCAATATTTCAAAGAAGATTTATATTTTTGTAAACCAGATCAAATTTATCTATATAAAAAAGATAATAAATGGTTAGCAATTGGTCAAAGGTGTTTTATAAAACCTATAAAAAACATTGACAATTTAACGCTTGATATTGAACAAAAACATATTGGTATACTAAAAATAGGTAATAGTTCATTAGAAGCGCTAGGAATTAACGAGGGAGATCTTGTAGGTTTTAGAGCTAACAGAGAATGGGAATTTATTGTAGGCGATCAGCGTCTTTATTGTATGAAATCAAATGATATTATTATAGAGTATGAATACCAAGGAAACGAAAAAGAATATAATCCAAGCTGGGCACGTAGCGGTTGAGGAACTTATTAAAGTTGCTAAAGAAGCTATTGTAGATTCAGACGATGATATATCAGCTGACAGACTTAAAAATGCTGCCGCTACTAAAAAGCTAGCTATATTTGATGCTTTTGAAATACTTAACCGTATTAACGAAGAACAAAGTATGTTAGAAGAAAAACCTAAGGAAGTCAAAAAAGAAACTACATTTCGTGGTTTTGCTGAAGGGAGGTCTAAATAATGTACAAGCAAACTTTATATAAGGTATTACCTGATTATATTAAACCTAAAATTCTTAAAAGAATGAATAGGTATAATAAATGGGAGTATGGATATAATGATGATTATGATATGGTTGTTATATCTAAGACTGGACAAATTGGAGAGATTTATGAAATACAAAATCTTAAAATAGCTTTACCTAAACAAAACAATGTTCATAAGTTTGAAAAGAACAAATGGACTAGGTTTGATTATCCTAAAGTATTAAGTAAAATAAAAACAGTATTTGATTGGAGAGAATACCCTGAAGATTTTAAAGAACAGTGGTATGACTATATTGATCTTGAGTTTAAAAGACGTGAAGAAGGTTTTTGGTATATAAACAAAGATAAACCTATATTTATAACTGGCACTCACTACATGTATTTACAATGGTCAAAAATTGATGTTGGCCAACCAGACTTTAGAGAATCAAACAGATTATTTTTTATATTTTGGGAAGCCTGCAGAGCAGATAACAGAAGCTATGGTATGTGTTATCTAAAAAACAGACGATCTGGATTTTCATTTATGGCATCTGGTGAAACTGTTAACATGGCTACAATATCAACTGACGCGCGTTTTGGTATATTATCAAAGTCAGGTGCTGATGCTAAAAAAATGTTTACAGATAAAGTAGTACCAATATCAGTTAACTATCCTTTCTTTTTCAAACCAATACAAGACGGTATGGATCGACCTAAAACAGAGCTAGCATATCGTGTGCCAGCTTCTAAGTTTACAAGAAGATCTATAGTTTCTACAGACAAACAAGAAGACATAACAGGACTTGATACAACTATTGATTGGAAAAACACTGGTGACAATGCTTATGATGGTGAAAAACTAAGATTATTAGTACATGATGAAAGTGGTAAATGGGAAAAACCTAATGACATACAAAACAATTGGCGTGTTACTAAAACAACATTAAGACTAGGTTCTAGAGTTATTGGTAAGTGTATGATGGGATCAACATCAAACGCTTTAGATAAAGGTGGTAGAAACTTTAAAAAATTATATGATGACTCAGATGTTACAAAAAGAAACGCAAATGGACAAACACGTTCAGGACTCTATTCTTTGTTCATTCCTATGGAGTGGAATTACGAAGGATACATTGATTCTTATGGCTACCCTGTCTTCGAAACCCCATCAGAAAAAGTGTATGGACCTCATGGAATACCAATCAAAATTGGAGTCATTGAATATTGGGAAAATGAGGTAGAAGGTCTTAAAGAAGACCAAGATGGTTTAAACGAATTTTATAGACAATTTCCTCGTACAACTAAACACGCATTTAGAGACGAGTCTAAAATGTCTTTATTTAACTTAACAAAAATATATCAGCAAATAGATTACAACGAAGAAGCGTCATCTGCCGCTGTTGTAACTGCTGGAAGTTTCCAATGGGAAAATGGTATTATTGATACTAGAGTGGTTTTTTCACCTAACAAAAACGGTAGATTTCTTATAACATGGGTGCCACCAACAAATTTACAAAACAGATTTATAATTAAAAATGGTATTAAATATCCAGGCAATGAGCATATGGGTGCTTTTGGTTGTGATAGTTATGATATATCAGGTACAGTAGATGGAAGAGGCTCTAAAGGAGCTTTAAGTGGTTTAACTAAGTTTAGCATGGAAGATGCTCCTGTTGATCATTTTTTCTTAGAGTATATCGCTCGCCCACAAACCGCTGAGTTGTTTTTTGAAGATGTATTAATGGCTTGCGTTTTTTACGGTATGCCAATACTTGCAGAGAATAACAAACCTAGATTATTATATCATTTTAGAAGAAGAGGTTACAGAGGTTTTAGTATGAATAGACCAGACAAAGTCTATGCTAAACTATCATTAACAGAAAGAGAGATTGGTGGAATACCTAACTCTAGTCAAGATATAATACAAGCGCACGCTGCTGCTATCGAAACATATATAGAAAATGCTGTAGGATTTGATGGTGATAGTTATGGGGATATGTATTTTCAAAGAACACTTGAAGACTGGGCTAATTTTGACATAACAAGAAGAACAAAATACGATGCATCTATAAGTTCTGGACTTGCTATTATGGCTTGTAATAAAAATAGATATGCTCCAGTTAATAGAACCATAAGAAAAACTATAGACCTTGGGATAAAAAGATATAACAACAAAGGTACATTATCAAAAATAATTAAGTAAATGAATATATACACAAATCCAAACAGTTCTTTTCCTAGCCAAGTTGTGCCGGACGAAGTAAAAAACTCGTTGAAATATGGAGAGCAAGTTGCTCAAGCTATTGAAGGTGAATGGTGGAGACAAGGTGGTAATGGAACTAGATTTGCTACATCATATAATAGATTTCATAGTTTAAGATTATACGCAAGAGGTGAACAACCTGTGCAAAAATACAAAGACGAGTTAGCTATTAATGGCGACATGTCTTATCTTAATTTAGACTGGAAGCCAGTACCTGTATTATCTAAGTTTGTTGATATCGTAGTTAACGGTATGACAAATAAAGTTTTTGAAATAAAAGCTAGTGCTCAAGATCCTATATCATTAAAGAAAAGAACAGACTACGCTACAGCTATATATGAAGACATGTTAGCTAAACCTTATTTAGAAGAATTAAAAACAAAACTAGGTTTAGATTTATATCAAAGTCCTAACCCTGCAGGTTTACCAGAAAATGAAGAAGAGTTAGATATGCATATGCAACTAACGTATAAGCACGCTGTAGAAATAGCTGAAGAAGAAGTTATAGATAATATATTAGCTAAGAATAAATTTATTAATATAAAGAAAAGATTTAATTATGATTTGGTAACAT